ATGGGCATTGTGATAAGAAAGATGGAAGAAGCGGAGTATCATTTACTACGCGGATTTCTGTATGAAGCGATTTTTGTTCCTGAAGGAGCGGCTGTGCCCCCGGAGGTAATTGTCGATAGTGCTGAGTTACAGGTATATTATGTCGGGTTCGGTACTTCGAAACATGACAGGGCATTGGTTGCGGAAGGGCGAGTCGTGGGAGCTGTCTGGTGTCGCATCATGGAGGATTACGGACATATCAACGATGCAACTCCTTCTTTGGCCATTTCCGTGCATAAGGCCTGGAGGGGAGTAGGGATTGGAACGGCCATGATGCAGGAAATGCTCGCTTTGCTGCATGCCTGCGGTTACGGGCAGGTCTCTCTGTCGGTGGATAAAGCGAACTATGCGGTACGGATGTATCTTGCCGCAGGCTTCGGGATTGTCGAAGAGAGGGAGACGGAGTATGTGATGGTCTGTCCCTTAACGCAGGGTATGCGCTGAGTGGATGTGGAACCTGTGTAGAATAGACGGGGAAATGCGGCAGGGCTGGAATTATCTTTTCGGAGTTCCGCATGCAGAGAGATGAAAGGTCATGGAACGGTATCTGTTTTATTCCGTGAACGGTTTAACCGACGGGGCTGGCGAAAATAGGAAGTGGCAGGGAACAGGAGGAGTCCGTTGTCGATGCAGTCTTTGTGGATAGGGGATACGGTGGGAGCAGAGAAGAACGACAAGCGGTCGGACAGTAGCTGGCCGAGCAGGGAAAACATACGAGGACGAAAGAGGCCGTTTCACATTGAATCATACAGTTCAATGCGAAACGGCCTCTTTCGATGGGACGCGGAGTGATGGAATGCAGGCCCGAAAACGCAGGGAGAAAGGTGTACTGTCGTCAATTTTCAGGTTCCGAGGCCGATAATGCAACCGTCCGCCATGGTGACGCACTTTCCGGGCTGTGTGGGTATGTACCGTTCCGGGTGGGGCCCGGGTGGGTTTTTATTTCATGGAGTTCATGCGGATGCTGGCTTTGATGAAAGCCAATGCCTTGATGCGGTCGATACTCACATCCTTGTCGGCATGGTGCGGGTTCTGGCTCACCAGCTTGATGCAGCCGTTGTGTTCGGATTTCTGGATGTATTTCACCGTTATGTACTCCTCTCCGTCGATATCTATCGAGAGCAGGTACATGTCGCCCCAAAAAATGTCGTCAATGCTGTTCATCTTTTTGTACAGTACGATGTCTCCGCTTTTGAGCAAGGGGTACATGCTGTCTCCGACGATGTAGATGGCCCCGTCGCACTTGGGCAGGTTGGGAATATGGATGTAATCCACCGGGCGGACGGGGGTTTGTCCCGTGAAGAGCGGGACAAGTCCTGCCGTGCCTTCGATATTATATAAAGGTACGCTCTGCATGGGCAGCGTCCGGTCCGTACGCCGGATGAAAGGGACGAACGTTTCCAGCGGGCTGTTGAAAATCTCCCCCTCGCCGCTCTCTATCCACTGGGGATTAAGGTTCAATTCCTGAATAAGGATGTTCTTGTTGCGTTCGGAAAGGGCCGCTCTTCCCGTCTCTATCATGGAGAGTGCGCTTTTGCCGATACCGAGGATACTCGATAACTCATCCTGCTTCATTCCGAGCGCTTTACGCATCTCTTTGACGCGTGCTCCGACCTGTTCGCTTTTCATTATCCGAAATTTTTTGCTTCAAGTATTGTTTTGTTCAATATTTGATTATACCTTTGTCTTGCAAAGTTAAGAACTTTAATGGAATAATCCAAATGATTTCGTCAAATTCGGCTGGTTTGTGTTATTTTACTATTCTTTTGTGTTGTCGAGAGGTGTCGATAATGACCTGTTTTGATTGGTTATGTGATATTTGTGAACTTTGCACAGTGTCGTGGAAACGGGAAGTTTATGAACACTGTTAAAGATAGAATCGACGTGTTTTAAATGGTATGGATAGCCTTGTAAAAATGTAATCGTTATGAAAGGATTCGATTTTGTAGAAACTGTTTCGGGGGGAGCGGATATTAAATTCGCAGACGACAATCGTGTGATAGAGGTAGGGCAGGCGATGTATGCCCAGGCGGCTTCTTCTCTGCTGGAGGCGGTCGGCGACGGATATTACTATAACGGAAGCATCGATGTGGACGGCGATGGGTTTTACTCCACGCTGACGGCGACGCTTATCGTCTACCGTGAGGCGGAGACCATGCCCGAGGGGTGTACGGTGAGCCATATAAGCGATGTGGTCCCGGTGTGGTGGGAGTTCGTTACCGTCGTGCCGGGCGCCGGGGAGGTGTTGAATGATTTCTGTTTCAAGCGGCTGAAGGATACCGTACTTGTCATGCAGTAGGAAACCGTACCGGATTGCGGGCCCCGTACCGAGTGTGCCGGTACGGGGCCCTGCGGTATCATGTCCTGCCGTTTTTTTAGGGATATAGGGATGGAGAGAGCAAAGGAGAAGACGGAGGTGCCCGCTTTTACGGAGTTTGCCGATAGGGTGTTTCCGGGACTTGAGAAAGGAGGGTTTCATGCGGCGTATTACCGGGTACTGGAGGCGTTTGCGAGAGGGCGCATCAGGCGGCTGATGGTCACGATACCTCCCCAGCACGGCAAGTCCCTGGGGTCTACGACGCTGCTGCCGGCTTATATGCTGGGGCTGGACCCCGACCTGAAAATAGCCATTGCATCGTACAGCGCCGCATTGGCCAACAGGTTCAATAAGCGGGTGCAGCGGATAATGGATTCGGCCCTGTATCGAGCCCTATTTCCCGGAACGTCGATAAAACGGGCGGGAGAACGGTCGGATTATGTGCGTACGGCGGATATGGCGGAAGTGATAGGCTGCAGCGGCGAACTCCTTTCGGTCGGCCGGGAAGGTTCCCTGACGGGAAACCGGGTGGATGTATTCATTCTGGACGACCTGTATAAGGATGCCATGGAGGCCAACTCGCCGCTGATTCGGGAGAACTGTTGGGAGTGGTACACTTCGGTGGTAAGGACGAGGATGCACAACGCTTCGCGCGAACTTATCGTATTTACCCGGTGGCATGAGGAGGACCTTATAGGCCGGCTGGTCGCCAAAGAGGAGGTGACGGAGCTGAAGTCGTGGAACCAAATCGAACGGGAAAACGGGAACGGTTGGCTGCTGCTGAATTTCGAAGCCGTCAAACGTTCGCCGCCGACCGAGATAGACCCTCGGTCCGAGGGAGAACCGCTGTGGGGGGAACGTCATAGTACCGGGTTGCTCGCCGAACGGATGAAACTCGACCCACTCCGTTTCGAGTGCATGTATCAGGGACATCCCTCCGCGGCGCAGGGGTTGCTGTACGGCGACCGGTTCATGCTGTATGAACAACTGCCGGAGACCCTAGTACGTTATGCGAACTATACGGATACGGCCGATACGGGTGACGATTATCTCTGTTCGGTCTGTTATGCGGTGGATGCACAGCGGCGCATCTATGTGACGGAGGTCGTCTATTCGCGGGAGGGGATGGAGGTGACCGAAGAAGTGGTGGCCGCGATGCTGCAACAGGTCCCGGGATGCGACGTGCTGGTGGAGAGCAATAACGGTGGGCGCGGCTTTGCGCGGGCCGTGTCGCGGCTGTGCCCCAATCACCGGATAGGATGGTTCTGTCAGAGCGCCAACAAGGAGGCGCGTATTCTTTCCAATGCTTCGGCGGTACTCCGGAATATCTGTACGGGCACACAATTCAAATGTACATAGTAGAGAGGGGGAGAAATAAGGATAAACGGCAATAAAACAGTAACTTATAAGGGAACGACAAAATTTCGGCGCGAAATTCAAATGTGCATTTGCTTTAATTTAGCTTTAATTCGGAGCGGCTATTTGGGGTGGTAGGTTTAATTCGATTTGAATTGTACCCTCAAATTCGGGCAAAACGGGGCGGTTTACGCCCCTTTTTTATGTCTGAACAGCTCTATATACCAATGCAAGCGTGATTTGCGGCGTAGAGGCTTGAATGAACGAAAAGCCGTTGAGGATGCTTGAACGCCATTTAATCGGCGTTTGAAATGCGGAGCAATCCTCCATGTTTGTACATTTGAATTTGTGGTAAAAACATGAAAAGTGCTTGACGGGGGGACACACGGGGGGACATTACAGGGGACAAAATAAACAGATAAAAACCCCTATCGGGACAAAAACAGCATTAAAAAAGCGGCTTTTTTAGAGATAAGTCCCCCTATAATGTCATAAATAATAGGGGTAATTTTCTACTATTTTAGAGTGCAATGCCTTGATTGTGAATGTTATATATATGTGAATGGCGTAAATTTGTGTCTTAAAATAACTTTTTAGCACATCCCAATACCTGCCACACCCCTGTAATGATACTCTTGGGAATTTCAGAACTATCATAGTTTTTATTGATAGGCTCCAATATGATATTGTCAGGATTTTCAGCTTTTCGCACGCGTTTTACCGTCCTCCATTCTTCGGTCATAATACCGTAGATTTCACCATATAAAATATAAGTGCGCCAGTCCTCTACTTTTTTCAAGGCAATCATGTCTCCATGGCTGATCAATGGTTCCATCGAGTGCCCTGTAATGTTAGCCCAACTATCGGCTTTATTATATTGAGGTATATTAATATAACCAGCAGGAACTGAAGTCTGGTCATTTACCATTATTTCAAAGCCTCCGCAGAAATCAACATCATAGTACGGTACACCAACAGACTGGTCAAGTACCTGAATAGCGGGTCTAAGGGCTGTTTGGTCTATAATCATTGCCCCCTTACCTGTTAAGAGCCAATTGGGGTTAATATCTTGGTAAATATTAAGAATATTTTCTAATACAGATGATCCGATGCTTTTATTTTCTTTAACTGCTTTAGATATACTCCCTCGTGACGCACCAATCGAGTTTTCAAAGGCATAATAGCTTATACCCTTATGTTCAATGTATTCCCGAAGCCTATCTGTTACCATAAGAAAAAAATCTTATATATTCGTTGCATATAAGAAAATAGTCTTATATATTTGCAAAGTGGTTCCAATGCGACCACGCAACAAAGATAGGAAAATAACCAAGTATATCAAGGTGGTAATATTATGACAAAACAAATCCTTTTACCGACATCCGTGTTCAGGGAGTTGTACCAGACTTTCAAAGTTCACAGAGGTGTCCTCGGGCGGGCATTGAAGTATGAGCGCAACAGCAAGCGAGATCAGATGCTCCGCGCAGCCGCACTCGAGCGCGGCGGGTTAATCTATACCGGCGAGCATGCGCCAGCCGACTTTTGTCCAGCGGCGGAGACCCGTTTCGACCATGTGCGCGGCATGCTGTATCAGACATTGGGCAACCGCGTTGAGCTGCAGGTAAACATGGATACCAACGTCGCGACAATCGTCATCGACGGCGAGGTGATGGCGACATTCGACGACATGACGATCGACACGTGGGGTGATGTGCTTTACTCTCTGCAGAAGATTTACAACCAATTAAATGCGTAATGCCATGAACGAAAAGCAGGAATTATACAATCTCGTTGCTGAAAACATAAAGCGCGATATGGTGGAGATAATCTCTCGGATCGAACGATTTACAGAGTTGGTAAGTGCTGGTATCACAACATCATCGGATCAAGAAATCCACGCCACAGCTCGCCATTTGCGCGGAGCGGCTGAACGGCTGAATTTTGAATTAAACAAGCGATAAGATTATGAAAAGTCAACGAGCAATCGAATTTATCGAAGATCGCAAAGCCCCAGTTTGTCATTTCCCCGAGGAGGAATATGTTGTTAGCGATCTTGATGCAGAGCAGGCTGTTGATTTGGCAGAAGAGGATGCGGCGGTAGTACAACTCGAGAAAGACAAAAAGGATCTCGGTTTTCTTGTGGAAATGCAGCAAACTCTTGACAATGGCAATTTGCAAGGTGTGAAAGAAATGATTTCGGACTGGATCAGTGAATTACAACATAAAATTTCCAAAATGGAATAATCCCTAATGGCATACACCGGGGTTCGAGTCCCCGGTGGGAGCAAGATAAAAACAGTATCATGGAGTACTACAACAACATATTATGTGCGACCTGCGAGGATTTGAAAGCGATTGTCAATTATGATACGCTTAAAAAAATGGTGTCTCGCGGAAAAGCCGAGCGGGTTCGCCGACCAAGTGCGGAACAGCCTGCTCTGTATGCTGTCGACAGTCTCCCTTTGAAATACAAAACGGAAGTTTACCGCCGCTATCCGGATTTGAAGGTACAAGCGGAAAGCAAGCCGTTTGTAGAGAGCATCGAGCCGGACGGAGCTGCGCTGCATTTTTATCAGTCCTATCAATTGCCCGACGGTAGATTTCTGCCTACGGAGAAGCAAAACGAATACGCCAACAATGCCGCGATTTTGAATGCGTTCCGAACGATATTGGAACGGTCGGACAGTCAGCATCGCAAGCAAAGCAAACGGTGTATCGGCAAGACGGAATTTTGGCGCAAGGCGGCGCAAGCGTTGCCGCGTATCGCGGACACGTTCCCGCATTCGCTGCCGGAGAACCCGCGTCGGCTGCAGGAGAAATACAACCAGTATCAACGCGAGGGGTATTCGGTTTTGATTACGGGCAAGTACGGAACCCGGAACGCAGCCAAGGTCAAGAACGATGTACAGGAGAGTCTCATTATACGGCTTATTGCCGACCCGCGAAACCTCGACAACTCGCAAATCGCAAGCATTTACAACCTGCTGGCAGAAGCGCAGGGCTGGGACACTATCACCCCGGCGGCGATTGCCGTTTGGCGTAACAAATATGACCTTGTGACAGCAGGCGGACGTCTCGGAGAAACACGCTTCCGTAACCAAAAGAGCATGCAGGTGAAACGATCCCGCCCGACATTGCCGCTCTTGTACTGGACGATGGACGGCTGGACAGCGGAACTGCTCTATCAAAAGACGGAAACCCGCAACGGACGAACGACTACGACCTACACGAACCGTCTCACAATCGTAATTGTCCTCGACCCTTGCCTCAATTATCCGGTCGGATATGCAATCGGAGAGCGTGAGACGCCCGAACTCATCAAGGCAGCCCTCCGGAACGCGGCGAACCACACCTCCGAACTTTTCGGACGGCGTTACCGCGTCAACCAGTTGCAGAGCGACAACTACGGGAGAGGCAACCTCACCCCGATTTATCAAGTCATGGGCGACAAATACACCCCGGCACGGGCACATAATGCAAAGTCAAAGGTCATAGAGCCGTTTTTCGGGTATTTCAACAAAAAATACTGCCAAGTGTGCTTAAACTGGTCGGGGTTCGGTATCACATCGAACAAGAACCTGCAACCGAACAGCGAGTTTCTGAACAAGCACCGCCATAGTTTCCCTACCGAGGAGGAGTGCCGCCAGCAGCTCGCAGGTTTTATCGAGAAAGAGCGTGCTGAGAAACGTGCGGAGTATGTGCGCTTGTTCGCAGATCTGCCCGAAGAACGCAGGCTGCCTCTTTCCGATGAGCAGTACCTGCTCACTTTTGGAGCGACAACGGGTTTCCGCAATGCAATCGAGGGGACGGGACTGCGCCCGACAATCGGCGGAATCAAGCGCGACTATGACTGTTTCGACCCCAAATTTAGAGAGTATGCACATGTGCGCTGGGAGGTCAAGTTTGACCCGGATAACCTCGATCATGTGCTCGCGGTGAATGAGGACGGCTCTCTGCGCTTCATGCTCGAACGCAAGCACGTGCAGCCTATGGCTCTCGCCGACCGCCGCGAAGGGGATGCAGAACAGCTTGTTCGAGTACAGGAGTTCAACAAACGGCTCGAGGGCAGCATTACCGAACGTCTGGCTCATGCCAGCGACAAGGTCGAGCAATTATTCAACGACAACCCGCAGCTTGACGTCGCAACGCGTCTGTTGCTGTGCGACAGCCGCGGGCAGAACAAGAAATACAAGCAGACACGCCGCCTCCAAGCCCATGAGGTGGAATGCATCGATGCAATCGAGGTCGCGACTGTTAAACCCTCCATACCGCAAATGGATGACGAGGACACATTGAATTTATACTAATACGAAATAGAGTTAATCATGAAAGCGACGGAAAAGGAACAAATCAAAACCAAACTCGCGGAATATTGCGAGACCAAGGGCGGGCAAAACAAAGCCGCCAACTCCATGCGCAGTGTCAGTGCCGCGACAATTTCCCAAGTGCTCAATAACAATTGGGAACTTATCAGCGACGAGATGTGGCGCACGATAGCCTCGCAAATAGGTTATGACCCGCGGGCGTGGGTGGTCGTGGAGACGCGCGGCTACAAACGCATGTACAGGTTGTTACGAGATGCGCAGGACAACTCTCTCGTATTTGCTGTGACCGGCGACGCCGGTTGTGGAAAAAGCGAAGCAATCAAAAGTTATGCGGCCAGTAATCGCAACGTGTATAACCTCTCGTGCTCAGAGTATTGGAACCGCAAGCATTTCATGACCGAATTACTGCAATGTATGGGTATCGATTCGACTGATTGCACGGTTCCGGAAATGATGTCCGACATCATTCTCGCCCTCAAAAAGAAAGAGACCCCGCTTGTGGTGCTGGATGAGGCGGACAAACTGAGCGACCAAGTGCTCTACTTTTTCATCAGCCTTTATAATAAGCTCGAAGATCACGTTGGAATCATGCTTTGCGCTACGGACTACCTCGAAAAGCGCATCAAAAAGGGCGTGCGCATGAATCGGAAAGGTTACAAGGAGATTTACAGCCGTGTCGGGCGCAAGTTCATCCCGATACAGGTCGTAAACAGCGAAGACGTGGCTGCTGTCTGTATCGCCAACGGCGTGGACGACCCGGCGACAATCAACGAGATCATTGATGACTGTGAAAGCGATTTGCGCCGGGTAAAACGCAAGGTTCACGCGATTAAACAGCGTTCAACCACCAAATAAACGACGTTCAAATGGCAAAGGCGATAAGCAATAGAAATGTCCTTGACGCGAAATTCGATATTGCCGACTTTTCGGGCAAGTGGCTCGAGGCCTTCGGCAAGCCGGAACTGCGCGGCGCGTGGATCATCTACGGCGAAAGCGGTAGCGGTAAGACGCACTTTGCCCTGCAGCTGCTCAAATATCTGTCCGGCTTTGTCAATCGCGCAGCATACGACACGCTGGAGCAGGGATTGTCGCTGTCGTTTCAGAACGCATGGAAAGACGTCGCGATGCAGGAGGTCGGCTCCCGCGTCATCGTGTTGGCTAAAGAACCTATCACAGAACTGCGCGAACGCCTCCGGAAACGAAAAAGCCCCGATGTTGTGGTTATCGACTCAATTACGGCTTTGGTAGGATTCAACCGGGCGTCGTTCATGGAACTGATAAACGAGTTCCCCGACAAGCTATTCATTTTCGTTGCGCACGAGGACAACAACAAGCCATATCCGGCAATTGCGCGGCATGTGCGCAAGTTGTCGGAGGTAAAAATCCGGGTCGAGGGTTACAAGGCATTTATCACGACACGATTTCAAGGAAACAACGGCGAGGGCGGCGCAGACTTCGTAATATGGGAACAAGGTGCGCAGGAGTATTGGATTGATAAACTTTAATGCATAACAGTATGTGTACAATGGATAAAATACACAACGGGTTGCTTCGTAAATTTCACGCTCTTTGCTCTCGGCTGGGGCTGACGGAGGCGGAAAAACGGGCTATCATAGAGAGTTTCGGCGTCGAAAGCAGTGCGGACATCGACACGCACGACCTTATCGACATTTGCGCCTCGCTCTCCAAGCAATTAGAGGGCGACAAAGGCGACGAAATGGATAAACTGCGCAAGCGGGCAATGGCCGCGGTCGGCGGCTACCTGCGCAAGATCGGTCGTGAAAGCAATGCAGAAATCATCAAGGGTATTGCCTGCCGTGCTACGGGATACCAATCGTTTAACAAGATACCTGCCGAGCGACTGCGGAATGTGTATCACGCTTTCCGGAACAAGCAGAAAGACATTGACTCGGTGGAACGTATCGCAATAGAATATCTGGCACAGAACTACTACACAGCGGGGTCGTCCGCATTACCGAACTGACGAATTTATTCACCTTTTAAAATATTACATATGAGTTCAAACAACAATTCATCGAGTGCAGGTATAGGCTTTTGGGGCTTGTTAACAATCGCTTTTATCGTGCTGAGACTGACAAAAACGATTGCGTGGTCGTGGTGGTGGGTGCTTGCTCCCATTTGGATTCCGGCTGCAATCGCAATCATCGCCTTTGTGGTTCTCGTCATCCGTAAGATAGTGTTAAACTATAAGAGGAGGGCAAAGTGATGAAGTGTTACATCAGCGGTAAAATATCGGGGCTGCTTCCCGAGCAGGTGACGGCCAAATTCCGGCAGGCGGAACAGCAAATCCGGGCGTTCGGGCATGAGCCTGTCAATCCGCTCGACAACGGAGTAGATAAAGAGGCGAGCTGGAACGAACATTTCGTTGCAGACGTCGCGCTGCTGCTCGAATGCGATGCGATCTATCTACTCAAAGATTGGGAGGCAAGTAAAGGGGCGCGCATCGAGGCGACTATTGCCGAAGAGTGCGGCTTGGAGATTATCTTCCAACCGCAATATGCTATTTTTTAAATTGTGATGAGTATGGATGTCAGATTTGAAAGAAGCACGACACCGACTGATGAGTGGTATACTCCGCAAGAGATTATAGATGCGTTGGGACGGTTCGATTTAGACCCTTGCGCACCTGTGTCGCCGCTATGGGAAACAGCTGATGTCATGTATAACAAAAATGACAACGGTTTGACAAAGGACTGGTTCGGACGTGTCTGGCTCAATCCTCCGTATTCGCGGCCACTAATCGAACTTTTCGTCCGTCGGCTGGCAGAGCATGGTGACGGCATCGCCTTGCTGTTCAATCGTTGCGATAATAAACTGTTTCAAGACATTGTATTTGAACAAGCGACGGCATTAAAATTCTTAAGAAACAGGATCCGGTTTTTCCGCCCGGACGGAACGCGTGGGGGCAGTCCGGGATGTGGAAGTGTCTTCGTTGCGTTCGGAGAACACAATGCAGAGGTGTTATCAGTATGCAATATTCCGGGGAAATACATAAGACTCAGTTGAGTTATTAACCTTTTAACAAATAATTGCGAATGAGTGAGCGCAGACATAGGCCGACTACGTCAATGATTATTACCAGCATTTAGATAACGACTAAACAGTATTTAATCACTTTTTAATAGACAGCCAAATGGAAAATGTAACGATGACAGCGGAAGAACGCCGGGAGTTCGAGGCGTACCGCGCAGAAAAGCAAAAGAAAGAGGCGGCAGAACGACGCAAGCAGCAGCGCACTGATTATGCCGCTATGGTGGACGATGAAGTCCGCACGACTTTACCCGTTCTTCGGGAGTTAAGCGAGCAAATCAAGACGGTAAAAAACACCGTTTTCAGCAACTTCGATGCAATCCTGAAAATGAAGTCGGAGGTGCTGGGGCTGACGAAAGACGACCAGCGCAGCCACACGTTTACCACCAGCGACAGCAAATTTCGCCTGACGTTGGGCGTTAATACTGTTGACGGCTACCGCGATACAGTGGAGGACGGCATCGCTATGGTCAAGAACTACATTCAAAGCCTTGCCAAAGACGAGACGAGCAAAGCTCTTGTAAATGCCGTGTTGCGCCTGCTTTCCCGTGACGGTCAGGGTAACATCAAGGCCAGCCGCGTGTTGCAGCTTCGCAAAATGGCCGCAGAAACGGGCGACGAGCGTTTCATTGAGGGCGTGCAAATCATCGAGGAGAGCTACCAGCCTGCCCCAACGAAAAAGTACATCCGTGCCGAGTACAAGAACGACAAAGGCGCATGGGTGAACATCCCTCTGGGCATGACTGACGTAGAATAAAAAAGCCGCGCCGACTTCATCTGCTAAACACAGCGAGCCAGCGCAGGAGCCTTGATGCAAAAGGGCTTTTGCAAAGGTAGCAATTTTAAGCAGATGGAGAAAAGAAAGCACCACGAAAGTACTATAGAACGCGTAAGGATGGTTAGAGCCATTACGGCGCAGTACTATGAAAGCGGCAATCAGGCGCGGTGTTACAAGGCTGTATGGCGGCAGCATATTTTCCCGAAATTCAAAATCTGCTACCGCACCTACTTGAACTATTTAGGTATGCCGACCACAATACCGTCTTTCCAATCATCACAACTGTCTCTTTTTGACGTAAAGAATGAAAGCCCCGCATGACAATTGCGAGGCTTTCTGTTTTGTAAATCGTCTTTAAATAGTTAAGTTTGTGACAATAAATAATACAATACACTATGAAGATTTTTGCTATAAGTTGCCTCATTTCTTTGTTCTCTATCCAATTGTGTACTGCGCAAGAGTTGGATAGTTATTTTATGTGCCACACAAAAGAGGATGTAGTGGTGATGTTAGATAGCTTATTGTCGAAAGGAACTCGTCATTACGAATTGAAAGATATTCGTAAGCAAAATAACGATCATACTATAATTTACTCGTATAAAGGGTTTAAGCAGGGGGATGCAGACAGTGTCAAATTAGTGGCGGTCGTAAATTTTTTCATGCAGGACGCCAATCCTGCATTGGAAATAGAGGGAATGCCGGTGTATGTGGTAGATGACATTTATGGCGTATATCTGGATTTGTTCCCGATTTATCAACTTGCCGATACTGAAGCTACAATAGAGGAAACTTCGAAATATGGCGCAGACAAACGTGTGACAAATTCCAGCAGAACTGTGTATTATAGTCTAAGGCAACGTAGCGGGAAAAACGAATGGCATTTCCGACGTTTTTAACAGTATTCCTCAGCAGCGCACATTTAAAGAAGCAATTTGCGCCGGTGTCGTTTGAGTAGCAGCTGTAATGTCCTGCACACTGGTAACGTACCGCTCTACGCTCTCCATCAGTTCGGCATGGTCATGGTTGGTGGCCGAGGTCGTCAGCTGGAAGCCTGCGAAGTTCTCGCCGCGCAGTCCCTGCATGGCAGCGTTCATTCTGTCTATTAGGTCGAGGAACTCCAGTGCATCAGGCATCTTCGGATCGGCATGCCCGTGAGTGACAACGGCGCGCGTCACCAGATGCAGACGCACGGCGACATCCCCGCGACGGCAACCGTTGTTCTGTTGCCGCCATTCGATTTGCTCGAACTCTACGAACACGGCAGGTAATGGCCATACCGCACCGCCGCTCAGTGTGGCGACGTTGTTGTTCCACAGATCGATGAACTGAATATCCGGTACGCGCTCTGCGAGCCTCGTACAGATGGCTTGGAAAATCTGTTTCCTCATTTCTTGATGAATTTAACAAGTTGCCTATCAAAGTTTGAGACGTTATCCGCAATTACCCCCTTGATAATCTCCTGCGTCCGTTTGCCGTCGCCTACGAACTGGCGTTGCGGCATGGTGAATTTACGCGAGTGCGCACGAACAGTGTACTGCTTGCCCTTGCGGCTGGTGCGGGTATGCTGGCGCACATGTTTTGTTCCCGTGCCGCCTTCGTTGTGGATAGCCGCGTAAGGTACGGCAGATGAAAAACGCACGCCGTTTACTTTTACCTCGGCCTTTACACTGCGCCGCATTGTCCCAGTCACCATCAGCAGCGAGCCTTTGGCGTCCGGATTTGCGCGACGTTTCCATTTTTTCGTGAAAAAGGCTTTGCGATCGAAATTCTTATCGAACTCGTCGGCCAGCTCCGTGCGCATATCTTTCAGAATATTGCGTTTTAGTTGTTCGCCGTCCATCATTTATGTCTGTTTTATAGTTAAGCGAAAAATAATGCGTATATTTGCCAATATGAAGAATGTTCCGCAAATAGTCAAAGATGCTGCTCATGATTTGATCATCATGTACGGCGATACAATCGACTACCTCGGCAAGTACGAGGGGGCGGATGCTTATATGTACCATTTTCCAGAAGACAGTTGCACCGGTTATCCGTTTGTTTATCTTGTAAAAGACGGGAAAGTTGACATAGTAACAGAAAGTCCTGCATTGTATATTATCGACTTATTTGTTAAAGATGTCGATGAATCCGACGTTGAATAACTTGTTGTCAATTCGCATTATCCCACGGCACATATGATTTTTAGTTGCCCCCTCGTTTGCAAGATATTCGAGGTTCTTCCATTCGTAACCTGACCCCTCGGAATTGTCCGCCTGCGGTTCGATGTACCGCAATGTGCCATCGGCAAATCGTTGTAATATGGTAGCGTGTCCGCCGCCGCCTTTCCATCCGATTGACAATTCATATACGCCGACTTCCTTGCATACTTCATCAAAGAACTGCAAATACCGTTTGGGCGTTACTTTCTGGTAGCCTTTCTCCGCCAGCCATCCGTTCAGGCTGGTATGTTGCGCGGGCGTTCCGTCTGTATTTTTCCATACTTCCCAACATTGCATACCGCGACTCAGGTATTCCAATTTTGAGCCGTGTGTGTTAGGTTTTGCTGTTACATTGAATCCCATCAAACGCAACGCATAGGCAGGTGCGCATGTCTGACAGTTTATGCCGTTAGGCTCATCCCTTTTCCTATCGTATGCGGGATTGAGTTTGTAACGTGCATATTTGTCCCTATATATGCCTGTTTCATCAAGAAGGTATTTAGGTACATAGTCTGGATTCGCGTTTTGTTTGTCGGCTTCCTCTATTGTCATGGGCTTTCCAACCGTGATGCCCAAAGCCTGCTCCAACACGTAATTGTTTGCGGCGATAGCATCTTTTTCCATGTCTGTGAGGGTATCAGGCAACTGCTCCCGCAATGTTCCGATGCGTTTCTCCCTGATAGCTTCCTGAGTCACCTGTTCGATGACCTGCTTTGCCTCCTTGCTGGCCTTGTAATAAGGGTGCTTCGGGGGGAATAGTTGCAGCGATTTGCCCGCATTATATCGGAAAATCGCCCGTTTTGCTCCCTCGGTGCATTCATTTCCGCGCTGCATAGCCAGTTCGGGGTCGGACGGCGTGTATTTATTTTTGCGCACCTGTACCGCCGTACAGCGGCAGTTCCAGCCGTTCGGCGGCAAAAACAATTCCCAGAACGGATCGGACGGCGGCAGTGTCGTACCGTTGAGCGCGGCGTGTTCCTCGCGTACCTTATCGTCGCCGGCGGTGCGGTACTGCAGATAATAACGGTCGCCGTCCTGCTCGAAGTCGTGCCATTTTGCCGCCATCTGCGCCGCCCCGACAGCATGATTGTATTCCGCGTACAGGTAGTTGTGGTTGTACTGCGCGTTTATCTTCTTTACGTCCGTCAGGAAGTCGTTGAACGGCTTAATGTCGCCCTTTTCCGTCAGCATCGACAGCCCCACTTCGCGCAAGGCGTGGAACGTCTTGAAGCCAGAAAAGACAAAGGCGTTGTTTTCGAGAGCGTAGCGGAGTGTTTCGGGTACTTCATGCGGCAGGCCGTTGCCGATGGCCGTTTCAAGCACACGCACAGTTTCTTCGATGATAGCCTGCGCTTCGGGGGTTGTCAGCTGCGCGAGGTCGAAGCCTCCGTTTTCATAGATGAGTTTTGCCGCATCCTCCATCCTCGTATCATCGAACGCGAACTGCGTCTCGTCTTTCGCCAGCGTCAGCAGGTCATGCCCGTATAGCGAGCACAATGCGTTGTTGAATGCCTTGTAGTCACTTCGCAGCCCCACTTTCTCGGTGGGGCTTACTCGAAAAAAGCGTCAGGCTGTGTTTTGGGTTGGCGCACGCCCGTTATGGGGATATTGTAGTTATCGATGAAATACTGCGGGTCTATCTCGTAGTATTCCAACAGCAGGCGTTCTTCCTCGCGTCGTTCAGCAGGGCTGAACGATGCCGCATCATCCCATTGAAATGAAAGCCCCTGCACGGGGAAACCGTGCCGCGCCATGAGTGGCAGCAGCTTATCGTTTACGACATTCGCCACCATCTTTGCATCGGCCTTGATGACATCCTCGAAAATTTCGAGGTGCGTTTCCGACTGCGAAAGGGACGACCCGCTGTCAATGGTCATTGTCTGCATCAGTACGCCTTTCGACAGTTCGCTGTTGCATCTGTCCACGCGCCTGTCGTAGACGTTGTAAGCATCGCCGCGACTGCTTTCCTTGATTTCGATGTCCGTTCCTTCGGGGAATAATGCCCAGAACGCCGCGCCCATCTTATCGAGCGACCCTTCTATGCGTCGGCGTTCAGCTTCATCGGTTGTATTGGTACGCGCCACGCGCATGGGCGCGCCGAATATCTCTCCGAACATGTCCCAAAACGCGAGCATGTTTTTCTTGCTTATGCAGGACGGCGCGCATTTTAGTAGTAGCCCCAAGTCTTTGGGTGTTCCCACTTCGATGCACCACAGGGCGAAATCGCCCTCGCGGTACGGTATGCCCGTGCGCCAGTCTGCGGCAGGTTCCGGCGTGATGACGCCGTATTCGGGACATACGTGCTTGCGGGGTACGAGTTCCACGCCCTCGAAACGCATTCCGTTTTCATCCGAAACAACGTCGCCCAACTGAATAAGACTATGTCCCCAGAATCGGCTGTCCAGTACAAGGTCGCAAAAGTCGCCGAACCACTCCCTTTGCAGTAGTTTGGTGGCTTCCGGGTTCTCTTTACCGTCTCTGCCCACCAGCCGGAAATCCTTTTGGAGCGTCTTGCCTTTTCGCTGGCCGACACACCCCGTCAGGTGCAAGTCCACAAGGCAGTCGGTATAGATGTCGTACAGGCGTGCACGGTTGGGGTTATCGATGCTTATGGCAGCCTGCCATGCCTGCCGCCATGTCGCAATGTCTTTCTTTGTCAGGCTGTCGGTCTGCTGCATGAGCTGTGCGGTAAGTTTAAGTCCCTGCCTGCTTTTGGCAAAGCGCACGAGCCTGTCCACTTCCGCATCGGTGTAGCTGCGGCGGGCGAAAGCCTGCTTCAGATTATTGATAAAGTCCATTTGAATGCTGATTAAATACCGTTCTCATGTCGTTTAATAGTCGTATCGATTGGGCGGCATCGAGCCGTAACGGACGGGGTTGTGTGCATCCGTTTCTCCGTCCGTGCCCGTATAGGTCGGCAGGTCGGGCGATGCTTTGGAATTTTGTACGTCGCGCAGCCATTTCACCGAATCGTTGTAGAGGCATTCGCGACGTTCGTGTCCCATGTTCTGGGGCAGGCGGTGGATCATCAGCCACAACGTGATGTTCACCATGCACTGCACGAGCATGGCATTGCGAGCCTCTCCCTCCGCAGCGAAAGCCTGCCGCATGTCGTACCGGTGTCGGGTATAGCTGCATATCTGCTCCATCGCAGCGCGTTCCGCCGTAAGGCGGTCGGCCTCAGCGGCGCATACCTGCTCGAACTCGAAGCTGTCGCATACGCTTTTGTAGTCGTCGATTGTCAGGAACATGGCATCTGTTTTTTTGAGTTGTCGGGAGGAATGGCGATGTACAGCGCACATTTTTCGGCTTTTTCGGCTGTGAACCCTTTTGCGAAACGGTGCTGCCGTATCAGTTTCTTAATACCCTGCATGGAAACCACAACGGGCTTTCCGCCGAACATCAGCACGAGGAATTTTTTACCGTACAGCGTAGCGTCATGCTGCGCTTTTTTCTTGGCGCGTTTCAGCCGCCAGTCGAACACGAGGGCTTTGAAATACTTTCTTACCATGATACGTTTTTTGCATTGTTCCGCCTGCCGAACGACGGAATGAAACTGCTTATTCGGGTGTCGCGTTGCAGGAACCATATCGCGCCCTCATCGGCATCGGGCGCGTCATCATGGCCGCGCATTCCCTTTTCAAATGCAAGTGTCTGTTCTATTCCCGCCTGCATGTCGGGGTCGTCCTTTTCCGCTTCGTTATAGGTTACGAAACCGCGTTCCCACAGCGGGCTGATAGCCTCGATGCGCTGGAACTTGTCGGGCTTTTTGCGTTTGTCGGCACTGATGGGCAGCTGGTAGCCGCGCAGGTCGCCCTCGCGTCGGAACTCGTCGAGGATGGTGTCCTGCATGAAATTGGCCTCCATGTACCACTTTATGGCTATGCCCTGCCGGATACTCCATTCGTACAGGTCATAGAGCCAGCGCACCATTTCGGCGACGCTGCACTGCCTTACGAACGCTTTGATGTGCCACAGCTGCGACCCGATTTTTCCCCACAGCTTGGCGGCCTTGTAGTCGTTCTTCGTCGTACCTTTGAAAGAGGGGTCGATATACAGCACCAGTTCGTCGAACTTTTTAAGGTCGGGCAGCTTTCCCCACTTAATCCAGTCCTGACGGAAGACCGCGCCCTCGGTAATGGGGTTGTTCATGTACTCTTTCTGAAACGAGCGATACCCTTGAAATTTCTCGATGGTTTTGACTTCGTCGGGCGTCCATTTGGCCGCCCATGATACGTTGCCGTTCTTGTCCCAGATGTTCACCTGCGATACGTGCACTGCGTCGATGGCGCAGAAGTTGGCCAGTACGCTGTTCTTTGAGATGAGGTTCCCGACCATGATAAAGCGTCCCCTACCGCCGTCCAATGCGCCGAACAGAGCCTCTTTCACCCAATTCGTAAGACGGGTTACGCGGGCGGGGCTTTCGCACAATTCATCGTCGTCGAGGTCGTCGATGACGATGTAATCAGGTCGGTGCGAGCGGTAGCGCAGACCGCGGGGCGACTGCCCGCGGCCACGGGCAAAGAACGCCACGCCGTCCTTTGTCACGAACTCGCCCTCCTCCCACGAACCGTTGTTGTACTGTTGCCCGAAGTCGTGAATGTATCGCTGGTTGTATTGCAGTTCGGCCTGTATGTCGGCCAGCAGCGTGTTGGCGTTGTCCTCACTTTTGCCCACGAGCACCATGACGTTCAGCTGTCGTATTTCCTGACATTTGAGCCACAGCGGTATGAAAATATCCAAATGGGTAGACTTTGCTGCGCCGCGATGCCATTTAAACGCCGCTTTCAGGTTGCGTTCTTTCAGCACCTTGTTCGCCGCCCTGATATGGAACGGTGCGCATGGCGTCTGTTTTCCCGTTTGCGGGTTCATGGTGTAGTGCGGGAAATAATAATCCACGAAAGCGGCATAATCGGTGCGCACGCGCCTGATGCGCTCCTGCTGCTCGCGTGCCGTTTCCGCAGTGTTCACAACCGTGGCCTGCTGCACTGTCTCGCAGTGTTTCTGCCACCTTTCTACTGCTTCCTTTAATTCCGCTTTCGATGCCATAAGCTACTGGTTGAATTTGTTTTGTAACAGTTCGTTGATATACAGGTCGTGATACTTGTTGATGGTTTTGAGCAGTTCGGGCGTAATTCCGTCATCGAACGACATACGGAACTGCATCCACTTGCTGAATGCCATGAACACCTCTATCACGTCCACGATAGAGGCTTTTTTGTCGAGTCTTTCGATGGTCGTCGATAACTTTGCCAGCTTGTCGCCCAGTCCCGCCATCGCTTCGGGGTCGTCGCTTGCATTCACCTGTTCGATGAGTTTGTCGATGGTGTGCAGCAGTTTGTTCACCAGTTCAGGGCGCGTAATGTTGGCCGCCGCCCGCTGTTCCTGCCAGCCGTTTTCCGCCACCCATTTATTGATTGTTACGGCAGAGACGCCGACCTTTTCCGCAATTATTTTTTGCGTTTCGCCTTGCATGAAAAGCAGGCGTGCATACTCTCTCTTTTCTTCGAGTTCTTTCTTTGTTGCCATTCAATTTATGTTACACATTACCCGCTCCGGGGGTGTTTCCATGGTACAAAAGTGCTGTAACAATAGAGTTATAAGAAAAAGATATGCAAAGTTTTACACTCTTTTTGCGAGCGTGTTCGGATAGACGCAATTTTGCCATATCAAACATCGCGGGGTAGAGCAGACGGCCAGCTCGTGAGGTTCATTCCCTCAAGGTCGCGGGTTCGAGTCCCGCCCCCGCTACAAAGGTTTTAGGTAAGACGATTGTTTCAGCTGCGGGCAGGTATAGGGTACGCCGACCCCTGCCCGCCATTTTTAAGGCCAATGGCAAAAGAAGTGATTATAAGTACGAGCGGTCTGAACTGTTACGGAGGCCGTGTGCTGACATCGGGTATCGACATGACGCAATTTCTGAAAAACCCGATACTGCTGTGGATGCACCGCCGCAGTTTCGACCGTGATGCAATGCCCATCGGTCGCATCGATAACCTGCGTATCGACGGTGACCGCCTTATCGGTACCCCCGTATTCGACCAGAACGATGAATTTGCCAAGAAGATAGAAAGCAAATGGGAGAACGGTTTTCTGCGTATGGCATCGGCAGGCATCGAAATTATCGAAACCAGCGATGCACCTGAGTATTTGCTGCAAGGCCAGACACGACGCACCATCACGCGCTGTCGTCTGGAGGAAGTCAGCATCGTGGATATCGGGGGAAATGACGATGCCCTGCAACTGTATGATGCCAGCGGCAAGATGCTGAAACTTGCTGCTGGGGAGGCGAACGATGTCCTGCCCTTGTTGGAGCTTGGCAAAGAAAAACCATTGTCGGGAACTGCCCCCGACGGTGACGCAGATAATCAAACCCCAAAATCAATTCAAAGGATGAACAAAGAATTTTTACAGTTGCTCGGCCTGCCCGATACGGCTACCGAGCAGGAGGCAATAGGTGCACTCCGCCTGCTGAAAGACAATGCCGACAAAGCGGAAAGCCTGACACTGGCCAGCATCACCGCGGCTGTGGACGGCGCGATTGCCGAGAAACGCATCACGGGTGACAAAAAGGAGCATTTCGTGAATATCGGCAAGATGGCAGGTATCGATGCGTTGCGCGAAACCCTTTCATTGCTACGCCCCACCAGAAAGCCGACGGAGGTAATCCACCAGACGGACGCGTCGCGTGACGACGAGCCGAAAACCTACTCCAAACTGTCGGATGTTCCCGCCGAGCAGATGGAGAAGCTGCGCGACGAACAGCCGCAGGAGTACGCCCGCCTGTACAAAGCCGAATACGGCACTGAAATCCCGAACAAGTAATCCCTAACAACAAGACAATGAAACTTTTCAAATCTGTGTTTTTGGCCATTGCGGCCTTTGTAGCGTCCGTCGCGTTCAATAGCGCGGCAGGTGCGGCTCTCGCCAGCGTGGCGGGCTTTTCACCCGTGGCTGGTGTAATCGGCGGAAATGTGGCGGGGCTCCTGCTCGGTGCATTGCCGAAAGGATGTGCGTGTGCGACGGTATTCACCGAAGTGTGGACGGGCGAAATGGTTAAGGCGTTCCGTACGGCTGCCGAAAGCCTCGGATGGTACGACCGTATCAAAAGTTACGACCAGTATGTAGATAACGACGTTATCCACTTTACAGAACTGGGCGGCGACCCCGAAGTATTGGTGAACAACACTACCTATCCGCTGGATATTGAAACGCTTACGGATGCGGACAAGCCTATTTCGCTGGATCATTTCGACACTACGGCCACGCCCGTTACCGACGACGAGCTGCACGCTTGCAGTTATGACAAGATGGCGAGCGTTCAGGAACGCCACCGCGAGGCGTTGAAGGAAAAGGTGCGTCAGAAAGCCATTCACGCGATTGCCCCTGCCGAGAATAAGACGGAATCGCCCGTATTGCTGACGACGGGCGCCGATGACGGCACGCGCAAGAAATTCACCGCCACCGATTTGCTCGCGCTGAAAAAGTCGTTCGACAAGATGCGTGTTCCCAAAAAAGACCGCGTATTGGTTATGTGCAGCGACCATGTGAACGACCTATTGGAAACCGAGCAGAAGTTCAAGGAACACTACAACATCAACCAGACCGAGGGCAAAATATGCCGCCTGTACGGCTTCGATATCTACGAATACGACGGTACGCCGTATTATAACGCCACCACGAAGAAGAAACTCGCATGGGGCGCGGCCACTGCCGACACCGACATGCAGGCATCTGTGGCGTTCTACGTCGGTCGCATGATGAAAGCCAACGGGTCGGTGCAGTTCTACCACAGCGAGGCGTCGAAAGACCCGTTGTACCACCGCAATCTCGTGAACTTCCGCAAGTGGGGCATCTGCCTGCCGCTTTCCGACAAGAACTGCACGGCGGCAATCATCAGCGAGAAAGTAACCAAGGCGTAACCGACGGCTGAATGGCAAAGTTGCAGTATCTCGTAATCCACTGTACGGCCACCCCCGAGGGGCGTGAGGTCAGTGCTGCCGACATTAGGCGGTGGCACACCTCGCCCGCCCCCACAGGGCGCGGCTGGAGGCAGGTCGGTTATACGGACTTGTTCCATCTGGACGGCAGCGTGGAGCGACTCGTGAACAATAACGAGGACGGGAACGTCGATCCGTGGGAAATCACCAACGGCGCGGCAGGCTACAACAGCGTGAGCCGTCATATCGTCTACGCAGGAGGCTGCGATGCGAATATGCAGCCGAAAGATACCCGCACGGCAGAGCAGAAAGAGGCACTGAAAAAGTATGTGCTTGACTTTCACGCCCGGCATCCCGATGTACGCATTGTCGGACATAACCAGCTGGCCGCGAAAGCCTGCCCGTCGTTCGATGTTCCGCAATGGTTGGCAACGATAGGTATCAAAGTGTAATGTAAGTATGAATGGACTATTTGACCATCCTTGCAAGTGCATTCTGTTCGATAGTCGGTGCGTTGGGAGGAGGCGGTATTATCTACTACAAACAGACCCGACGCATGAAAGAGGCCGAGGTGGAAGCCAAGCAGTCCGACGAATGGAAAAAGTTATATGAAAAAAGCGATGAGGACAGTCGCGAAAAGGACAGGAAAATCGACGCGCTCTATACCGAGCGTCAGCAGATGTACAACCAACTGATTGAGCGGGACAGTATCATCGCCAAAAAGGACATCGTAATCGAACGGTTGAGATTTACACGCTGCGATGTAAACGGCTGCAAGCGGCGCCGGCCTCCACGTGAATATGAAATTTACGACACTCCAGATAAGGACAATGAAAAGGATAGTACCGCTGTTTAGCCTCGCGTTGCTGCTTTCATGTGCTACTACGAAACATACTGCCGGCATTGTGCAGACCGAAGTACACACAGACGTGCAGACGCATTTCGATAGTCTGGTGCAGGCGCGGGTGGCCGCACAGTTGGAACGTCTGGCCGTCATGGATGGCGAAACCGTAACGGACTTGGTCGTGTTCGACACCGACAAACCGCCAGCAGACAGTACGGGACTGCCTCCTGTGAAAGCAGTCTTGCGCACTCAGACAAAACAGACCCGGCAAAGCCAAGAAAAAGCGACGGTACAGGCGGAAACCGATGTGCAGGTGGAGTCGGAAACGACAGACCGCACAACGGAAGTCAGCCAGACCGAGCAGGTCGAAGAGAAGAAGCCGAGCGCGGGTATAGGTGTCTTGCGGCTGAGTGTCGGGGTGTTATTGCTGGCTGTGGCTGTCTTTGCGATATGGATATTTTACCAACGAATTAAACGCTAACGATATGGCATCTAAAAACAAGAAAGAGGAAATGGCGCCCGCACAGGTTGCCCCGAAACCCGAAACACAGGAACCGGCTGCGCAGGCCGCTCCTGATGCCAATGTTCCTGAGTCCACTCCTGTCCCCGCTGAAACGGAATCATCCGTGTCGACAGACAAAGACAAAGAGGATAGACCTGCGGTGAAGTCCACCGCCAGCGTTCTGGAAAACGTCGGCAAGGCTGCCATTGCGCGGCATGGCTTCGCGGAAGTATTCATAACGTCGGACGGTCTGGCGTTCCGTCTGCGCTCGGATGCGCAGCACCACGCCGCCGATCTGGCCAATAAGAACATCATCAAAGTAACCCGAAAATGAACAGCTTAAAAATCGAACGACAGAACGGCAACGTGCCCAAGAGCGTGGCGGGCGAAGACCATGTGTCTGGTCTCATCGCCTATTTGGCCGAGGCCGATATTCCCGACGGCTTCAAGACCGAGCATGTGCAGACCGTTTCCACCATCGACGCTGCCGAGACGTTGGGCATCAAGGACGATGCCGAGAGCTGGGGTGTGCGGGTGCTGCACTACCAGCTTTCGGAGATTTTCCGCGTCAATCCGAGTATCTCGCTGTACGTTGGCGTATTTCCGAAACCTGAAAGTTACAAGTTCACAGAAATCAAGACGGTACAGAACTTCGCCAGCGGTCGCATCCGGCAGCTGGCCATCTGGTGCGGCGACAAGGAATTTTCCAGCGATGATGTGACGGCCATTCAGGGCGTGGCCGATGCACTGAATGAAGAGAACGCGCCGCTTTCGGTGCTGTATGCTCCGAAAGTGTCTGCCGTGCAGAGCATGCCTGCGGACGTGGCCGGTGCGAACCAATGTCGCGTTAGCGTGGTAATCGCGCAGGCTGGCAGCGGAACGGGTGCGGAACTTTATGCTGACGAGGCCAACAGCGAGACGAAAGCCTCCGTGTCGGCTATCGGTGTGGTGCTGGGGCTGCTCTCCGCGGCCGCGGTGCATCAGTCCATCAGTTGGGTAAAAAACTTCCCGACAGGCGTAAGCATGCCAGCCTTTGGCGACGGGACACTGTACCGCGACCTCGACAAGGCACTCGTCGAGCAGCTGGACAGCGGGCGTTACCTGTTCTTCGTCACCCATGTGGGGCAGGCCGGCAGCTATGTGAATGACAGCCACACGATGGACAGTGCCACGAGCGACTACGCCATGATTGAGAGTGTGCGCACGATGGATAAGGCCGTTCGCGGCATCCGCACTTACCTTATCCCCGAACTGGGTGGTAATATCTATATCGATACAGACACGGGCAAGATGCAGGCATACAGCGTCAGCCATCTGGAAACGACGGCTAACAAAGCCCTCGAAGATATGGAAAAGGCGGGCGAACTGTCGGGCTACAGGGTGGAAATAGACCCCGAACAGGACGTGTTAAGCACCAGTGAAGTGGAGATTGTCATCAAGCAGGTAGCCGTCGGCGTGATGCGTCGCATCAAAGTAAAAATAGGTTTCGCTAAAACAGTATAACAATGGCAAGTACAATCAACAACGGCATCCCCCTGATCAACGGAATGCTTTACTCGTGGGCGGACATCGTGGCAACCATCAACGGCGTACCCCTTACGGGTATTACGGGTATCGAATACGGTGACAGTCAGGACGTGGTAAACAAGTATGGCGCAGGCCGTCACCCTGTAGGCCGAGCAAAGGGACGAATCACTCCGACGGCAAAAATCATCCTGTATCAGGAGGAAGTGGAAACTATACAGTCGCAGTCCCCGAACGGTCGCATACAAGACCTTGCTCCTTTCGATATTACGGTCACCTATTTGCCCGACAGCGGCATCATCAAGACGGACAAAATCCGCAACGTGCAGTTTTCGGGAAACAGCCGCAAATGGAAAGAGGGCGACACGGGACAGGAGGTGGAACTCGAACTCGTTCCGTCGCATATCGAATGGGCAAAATAGTAGCGGATTTTAACAATAAAAAATATGGAAAATAACGAACCGAAACAGCCGCAGGGAAAGACCTACGACGGCGGTGTAACCGAGGAACAAATCAATAAATGGAAAGCTGCGCACAAGCGCGTTGTCCGTATCGACGTGACGGACGGTGACGACCTGCATGTGGCTTATTTCAAACGCCCGTCGTTGGAAACCATGTCGGCGGTCACGAAAGTAACAAAGACCGACGAGGTGAAAGGTGCCACGGTACTTTACGACAACTGTTTTCTGGGCGGCGACCCCGAAATACGCGAAGATGCGCTGCTGTTCATGGCGGCGACGGCGCAGCTCGGACAGCTGTTCAACTCGTGCCTCGGTAGTTTAAAAAACTTGTAGAGGCACACCTCCTTTCTGAGGACGACGATAAGGACGGTTTTCAAAAGGGGTGTGCCTTAATACGTTCCAACCTCGGCATTGACCCGACGGCTGGGAGTTACGAAGACTGGGCAGCGCACTACGCACAAGCGTTGTGGCTGGAGAAGTGGCGACTGAAAAACAGGACAGAGATGTTAGCGGCCATGTTCGTAGGGAAATGATGAGCGATTACTTTTCCTGACCAAAGAAACGATCGGCTTGACGATTCCCCTGTAAACAAAGTACAGCAGTACAATAGGCAACCCTATATAAAGAGCGCCCCATTGTAAAACGATGGCCACATAGCCGAGTATGGTTAAGATAATATCCATATAACCGCTGTATATGACACAAAGGTAACAAATAACATTCCAATGGCAAATGTATTCGACTATCAATTTAACGTAGGCGGCAATTTTACCACAGTCATAGACGACATGACGGAAAGCACCGGGCGTTTCAATGCAAATGTGGAAACGGCTCGTGCCGGGTTAAGCGCATGGGAGCAACGTTTTGCTGCATTCGGGTTGATAAGCGAATATATAGAGAATGCGAGCAATGCCATGTCAAGTCTTGTGCAGTCCGGCATCGACCTCGACAGCCAAATGCACGACCTCAGTGCCATTGCAGGAGTTACCGGCAAAACCCTCGACAAGATAGAAGGATATGCCCGCGACAGCGCCAAGGCTTTCGGCATCGATGCTTCGCAGGCTGTGGAGGGGTACAAACTTCTGCTTTCGCAGTTGTCTCCCGAACTGGGCAAGTACCCAGATGCGTTGCAGGCTATGGGGAACAGTATCGCTACCACCAGCAAACTGATGGGCGGCGACGGCGTGGCCGCGGCGGAGGTTCTGACCACAGCGATGAACCAGTACGGCGTGAGCCTCGACGACCCGATAAAGGCCAGTGAGGAGATGGCGCGTATGATGAATGTCATGGCTGCAGCCGGTCAGGAGGGCTCGGCGGAACTTCCCGCCATTAAAGTAGCGTTGGAGCAGTGCGGTATGGCTGCGAAAGCTGCAAACGTAAGTTTCGAGGAGACCAACGCGGCCATTCAGGTACTCGACAAGGCGGGCAAAAAGGGTTCGGAGGCCGGCGTTGCGTTACGCAATACGCTGACTATATTAGGACAAGGCCGTTTCATGCCCAAAGATACGCTGAAGGCACTTGAAGCGGCTGGCATCGATGTTATCAGACTTGCTGACACGAGCCTCACGCTGAAAGAGCGGCTTGACATGCTTGCGCCCGTGATGAATGACGCCGCCCTGTTCTCGAAGCTCTTCGGCATGGAGAACAGCAATGCCGCCCGCGCGTTGGTACAGAGCCGCGACGAACTTGCCCGGTTAACAGAAGCAATAACAGGCACCGAATCGGCAGAGGAGCAGGCCGCCATTATCATGGATAGTTATGCAGAGCGACAGGCACGTGTCATCCAGCAGTTTGAGGACATAAAAATATCTCTGTTCCAATTAACGGGAGACTTTTCGTTATGGAGCGGGGTGATTGCACAGGCGTTGATACCGCTGGCGCAACTTACCCCATTATTCCAAGCGGTACTGGCAGGAATGAAAGCCATTTATAATCTGAACTGGGCATCCATGTGGTCGCGTGTGCAGAGCTTTGTCCATGCGGCGCGTTTGCAAATGACCTTGATGAACCGCGAACTTGTTACCGGGCAAATTGCCTCTAACGGCTTTTTCATAAACATGATCCGCGCCACGCTGGCGGTGCTGCGCTTTGCGACGGTGGGTATTTTTCAAGCTCTCAAAGGCTTGGGTGCGCTGATTATGTCATTCATTACGGGCGGCGCTACTTCCGCCGCATTTTCGGCCACGGCTACCGCTGCATTCACGGCTTTCAGGGTCAGCGCCGTGTCGGCCTGTCGTGCCGTGGGTGTAGCTATTAAGAGCATTCCGATTATCGGTTGGATAGCCACGGCCATTGCCGCACTGGTGGCTCTCGGCACATACTTCTGGAATACATCAGCGAAATTCCGCGCGGTGCTTAAAGGTATAGGGGCAGCGTTCGTCGCCACATTCAAAGGCATTTGGGACTTGGCAAAAAATGTTTTCGGCTCGATAGGCGACCTTATCGTGGCTGCTTTCTCGCTTGACGGGCAAGGCATCAAGGATGCGATAAACAGACTGAAAGGCGGATTTTCGGACTTCGGCAAGAACGTGGGCAAGGCGTTCAACGAAGCCTACGATGCGGAAATGGCTGCGGCTAAAAAGGAGGAGGAAGCCAAGCGGAAGAAAGAGGAGAACCCCGACCCGGATGCCCCGACCGTAGATGTTCCCACGGTGGACGTCCCCGTTGTAATCCCTCCCGATCCTACCGGCGGCAGTCTCGGCACGGCAACAGGCGGCAAATCCGACGGCAGTGGGAAGATTAGAAATATAACGATCAACGTGGACAGGCTGGTAGAACGTTTCGAGATACACACCACCAACCTATCGGAGGACTTGGGCAAGGTCAAGGACATGGTTTCGGAAGCCTTGCTGTCCGCATTGAACGATGTAAACTTGGCAATTTAGTTATGACACCGGTAAGTTTCGCGTTCGTGGCCGCAGGCATGGCCACGCAGACGAAAGGTACTTTGTACCGGCTGCAGCCCTCACGCACGGGACAGTCCCCCGACTGGAACGGTCGCGGAGGTGCGATTGCTCCCCGTGACGTGCCCACCCCGATAACCGATAAAAGCTATTGGGAGGGGCGTTATGTGCTGTGTGAACTGACCCTGTGCAGGAATGAAAGCGAACTGCTCGTAATAAACGATGCGGTTTGTGCTGTCAGTCGCGCGAAAAACATCGTGACCACACAGATGGTTGGCATGGACGGTACGGTGAAAGAATACATCAACGAGGGGGACTATCAGATAAATATCGTTGTCGGTGTAGCCGCCGTCCGAAACGGGGTCATCGTAGACGAGTACCCCGAAGACGGCCTGCGCGAACTGCGCGCCTTTCTGGATGAAAAGGCGGCCATAAAGGTACATAGCGCATTTCTGGAGATATTCGACATCGGCAGTATCGTGATAAAGAGTTTTTCCGTCACTCAGGACACGGCAAGCAATTATCAAAGCGTGAGCATTTCCGCAGTGAGCGACGGCGATTATAACGTATACAGCACGGAATATTAAACAGTGATTAAACGGCATTCAAACGATGTACAGGCTGACGGCAAAAATAGAGATAGCGGGCGCAAAGTCCTGGCTGGTCGATAAGGTCACGGAGGTGGAAATCACCCGCGACACCGAGAAGCTGACGGATGAATGCCGCCTGACGCTGCCGAAAAAAATCAAGTGGGACGGCGTTGCCGAGATACCCGTGCAGCGTGGCGATGCGGTCAAGGTGTGGCTCGGTTATGACGATGATTTGCAGTTGGCCTTTGTCGGCTACGTGCGCGATGTGGGTTTCAAGACGCCCGTTGTCATAACCTGCGAGGATGAGATGTTCAAGCTCAAACAGATGCCTACGCAGAAGAAAGCCTACAAAAGCGTGACCATCGAGACGCTGTTGCAGGAGCAGGGCATTTCCTACGATATTAAAGTTATGGGAGAACAGAACCTCGGCCAGTACCGCGTCACCGCCGATACGGTTGCTGCTCTGCTCGGTCACCTGCACGAAAACGGCATCCGCAGTTTCTTCCGATACGAAGAGGGCGCGCCCGTATTGTATTGCGGCGTACTGTTCGAGCGCGAGAGCCGCCCGACGCAGGTATTCGCTACGGGCGTGAACATCATCGACGACCAGAACCTCGAACAGCAGAAAGCCGAGAATATGCGCCTGCGCATCAAAGCGATCAGTCTGATGCCGGACAATAAGAAAATAAAGGTGGAGGTCGGCGATGCGGACGGCGAACACCGCACGCTCCACACCTACAACAAGAACGAAAGCGAACTGCGGGCGTGGGTAGAACAGGAGATAAAACGCCTGAAACGAGACGGTCTTACGGGCAGTTTCACGACGTTCGGTTATCGGCTGGTGGATAAGCTGGATGTCGTCGGCGTAAAGATAGACGGCGAGAAGAAAGGCGTTTATCAGGTCAAGAAGAATGTAATCAAATACGGTACGGGCGGTTTCCGGCAGGAAATCACGCTCGGGGCGAGAGTAGCGGAATGAGCAATATACAAGATGCAATCAGACAGTTGGCGCAAGGCGGTCGGCAAACGGCGAGCCTCGTGTGTACGGTGGACGCAGTGGATAAGGATGCGCGCACGGTAGACTGCACGCCCCTCGATGAGGGGGCGCCGCTCTTGGGCGTGAATTTGCAGGCCAATCAAGGGAGCAAGTTCGGAATCGTGGCTTTCCCCCGCGTGGGCAGTTACGTGGTGGTAGGTTTCGTGGCCGACGGCAGTGCAGGGGTCGTACTGCTGACCGATGATGTGGAGAGTGTAGAGGTGGTCATCAGTGAAAGCACCGCGCGCATCGAGGCTGACGAGGAGGGTGTGCACGTGCGGATGGGCGATGACACCAGCGCAGAACTTACCGGCGAGGGAGTAATACTCAACGGCGGCAGTTTTGGGGGCATGGTCAAAGCGGAGCAACTTGCCCAGCGTATCAATGCCATAGAGAAAGATATCAACACGCTTAAGAACGTGTTTTCCGCGTGGGTGACAACTCCGAACGATGGCGGAGCGGCCTTGAAACTTGCTGCCGCTGCGTGGGCAGGCTCTCTGCTTACGCTGACCCAGCGAAGCGATTATGAAAATGGAAAAGTAAAACACTGATGAACGGTATACTGATAGATGCGGAAAGCGGCGACCTGCTCGTGCAGCACAGCAGTGTCGTGATAGGCGATACAGACAGCCAGATTGCCGAGGGCGTTCTTGTATCGATGCGCGGCGAGTGGAAAGAGTGTCCGCTTATCGGAGGCGAAGTGACGAAGATGCTGGGCGGCCATGTGGATGTGATGTGGCGCGGAGAGGTCAAGAAGATGCTGGAAGCCTGCGGTCTTGAAGTACAGAGGATCAGCGTTTCGGAAGATAACGTTATAACGGTAGAGTGATGGAAGTCAAGGCAAAGGACAGGCAGAGCCTGCTGGATATGGCCGTACAGACGGCTGGCAGCGTGGAGGCTGCGTTCAGGCTCTCGGCGGCCAACGACATAGGCATTACGGACACTTTGGAGGACGGGCAGGTACTCGATACCGTACCCGTTGAGAATGCCGAGACGGTACGCCGTTACGGTGTACAGAAGATAGAACCCGCCACTGCATTGAGTGCGGAGGAGATGTCCGCACTGGCACAAGAGGGCATCAATTTTATGGGTATTGAAATAGACTTTATAGTAAGTTAAAAAGAGATGGCAAGGACAATCGCGGAAATAAAGGAAAGCATTGCGGCGGACTTCATGCGTAATTCGGACGTGGCGCGTGCTTATGGCTTTGAAGCGGGTGCGGCATTTACGTCGCATTTCAGCAGGGTAAGTATCGAAAGTCTGCTGTTCTATATCGTTGCCTGCGCTACGTGGGTTCTGGAGTGTCTGTTCGACCAGCACAAAACGGATGTGGAGAAGCGTATCGAAGAGATACTGCCTCACCGCCCGAAATGGTATCGGGATAAGGTGCTGGCCTTTATGAAAGACAAGACCCTTATTTCGGACACAGATACCTACGATACTGTCGGCATGGGCGAGGACGACATAGAAGCAGCTCGCGTTGTAAAACATGCCGCGGCTTCCGAGAACAAGAACACATCTATCCTGACGATCAAGGTTGCCGGAGAAAAGAACGGCGAGCGGTGTCCTCTCGATGCGGAGACAGAGACGCAACTTGCAGCATACATAGCCGAAATAAAGGATGCCGGCGTACGCGTAGAGTTGGTAAATATCGATGCTGACACATTCAACTGCGAGGTTGACATCTACTACGACCCGATGTTGTTGCCCGAGCAGGTGGAGAATGCCTGTCGCGAGGCGATAAAGGAATACATCGAAAACCTGCCGTTCAACGGCGAATATACGAACATGGCGCTCGTGGACAGGCTACAGATGGTAGAGGGTGTCAAGATTCCCGAACTGCGCAGTGCATCGACTTCTGCAAACGGCGAAGCGACAGCCGTGCCGATAGACGCGCGTTATGTTCCTCAGGCAGGCTACTTCATGGTCGGAAGTCTCACTATAAATATGTTCCCATATTGATGAGCCTCTATGACCTTAAAATAAAGCGTCTGGCGTTGCTGTTACTGCCCACTTTCTACCGCAAGCCACTGATTGCCGCCTTTGCTCAAAGCATGGTGCAGGGTGTAAACATCGTGTACGGAAATTTCATGCGCTGGCGTCAGGACAAGCAATACAGATTGTCGCATAATGGACAGGTTTGCTACCTGCGGGCAGTGCTGAACGACCAGTTCGACCCTATCGAGCGGCGAATTACGATCACCGACGGTACGGCAAACATGGATTTGCTTACCCTGTACTGCCGAGACATGGATATGGCGGCATTGGTGCCGTCGCGAGGTGCGGATAACAGTATGACGTTATACCGGCGCGGAAGCGGAGAGAACGGTTATGATTTTTGGGTGAATATTCCCGTCGCACTGTACGACACGGTCGATACGGAAAGACTGAGAGCCATCGTCGACGCGTATAAGCTGACATCAAAACGATTCTCGATAAATTACATATAAATGAAACAGACACAAGGCAGATTCTTATTGCAGCCGAACAGAGACTTCCCGGCAGATTGCGAAATGCTGGATTACATCCAGACAAATGCTCATATAGTCTCTATTATCGGCAATTTGGCTGGAGATAAGGCGGTATTGCTGGGATGCGAGCCGCTTAACGAAACGCAGCGCGGGGAGGGATACGTCTTTCTGCGAACTAAAGACCATCCGGAGGGCGAGGTGCTGTTCTGGGAAGGCGGCTCAACGTCCGGGGGCATGTACCTTAAACAAGAAACAATCTCCGTGCAGGCGCACGGTTACGACTATCCGGAGGCGTACGTCCGGCGTTCTCTCGCTGCCGGAGTCGGCTCGGAAAACTACAAATGGACGGACTTTCACGAGGCACGCTCGCTGCCGAAACTCACTGCGGAAATCGAAACCCTGCGGACGGCGTTGGCGAATATCAAACAGTCGCCCATCGGGACGGTGGAGATATGGGCTGGTGGAGACGAAATACCGGAAAATTACGCGCTCTGCGACGGACGTGCACTGCGTCAGGGTTTGAACTACGCCCTGTACAGTGTCCTCGGCGACAAATACAACGAGGCTCCCGACTGCAACGGACGACCGCAGACCACATCGTTCGGGTATTTCCGTCTGCCTGATTTGCGCGGGCGGTTTATAGTGGGATATAACGGCACGGATAGCGATTACAGCAGTTACGGTCGCGCCGGCGGCGAAAAGAAGCATACGCTTTCTGCCGGTGAAATGCCCTCGCACACGCATATTTTCAAGGACTATTACCAGAATGAGCGGCTGTACGGTTCTGGTGGTATAGACGGTGCTGATAAGGTAGACCCTTCCGTGGGGACTTATGGCGCAAGCAGCGACTGCAAGTATTTACTGTACAAAGAGCATAATACATCATCCTCCGGCAATAATCTCGCACATGAGAACCGTCCGCCGTATTACGTACTTGCTTATATCATGCGAATAAAATAAAAAAACTCAGACAATGGCAATACGTGCACGCTCGCTGCTCCGAAAGTGGTTCGGACGCGGGCAATATCCGACGGCGGAACAGTTTTCCGATTTTTTCGACAGTTTCGTGCATCGCGACGAGGATAAGATCGCGATCGACAAGGTAGACGAACTGCCCGACCGGTTGAACGGTAAATACGGTCAGGACGACGGCGTTCGGTTGGAGGGACAGCTGGAACAGCTCTCCGATACGTTATCGGGACATATCATTATATCCGACGACCATTTCATACGTCTCGACGAGGGACTCGCAGCGGAAACCGCCCGCGCCAAAGGGGAAGAGGCGACTATTCGCAACGCTCTGACAACGGGCGATGCCGCCACGCTGCAATCTGCGAAAACTTACGCCGACGGGAAAGTAGCCGACGAAGCAACCCAGCGGGAACAGGGCGACGCCGCAACCCTACAGGCGGCGAAAACGTACACCGATGCGGAAACCGCCCGCGCCAAAGGGGAAGAGGCGACTATTCGCAACGCTCTGACAACGGGCGATGCCGCCACGCTGCAATCTGCGAAAACTTACGCCGACGGGAAAGTAGCCGACGAAGCAACCCTGCGCGAACATGGCGACGCCGCTACTCTACAGTCGGCGAAAACGTACACCGATGCGGAAACCGCCCGCGCCGAGGGGGAAGAGGCTGCTATTCGCAATGAACTGACCGCGGGCGATGCTGCGACCTTACAGTCAGGAAAGACTTACGCCGACGGGAAAGTAGCTGCCGAAGCGGCTCTGCGCGAACAGGGCGACGCCGCAACCCTTCAGGAGGCGAACGAACATACTGGCTCGCTCGTGGCTTCGGAACAAGCTGCCCGCGAAAGCGGAGACCGGACGACACTGCAGTCTGCGAAGGATTACGTGGATAAAGCCATCGCCGAACTGGTGGACGGTAGTCCCGCCGCGCTCGACACCCTTAAGGAGCTGTCAGCCGCACTTGGCGACGACCCGAATTTTGCGGCGACGGTTGCGGGACAAATCGGTCAGAAAGTCGATAAGGTGACCGGCAAAGGGCTTTCGACCGAAGACTATACTACAGCCGAGAAATCGAAACTCGCAGGCATTGCTACAGGGGCGAATAACTATGTCCACCCATCAGCACATCCCGCGTCGATTATCACGCAGGATGCGTCTCATCGCTTTGTGACCGATACCGAAAAATCGACGTGGAACGGTAAGGCATCAACAGCCGTAGCCACCGCTTCGGCAAACGGCCTCATGGCTGCCGCCGACAAGAAAAAGCTGGACGGCGTAGCCGCCGGAGCGAACAACTACGTACATCCCGCGGCGCATCCCGCATCGATGATTGCCGAGGATACATCTCATCGCTTTATTACCGACGCCGAGCGCGAAGCGTGGAACAGCAAGGCAACCGGAGTGGTCGCTACGCAGTCCGCCAACGGCCTCATGTCGGCGGCTGACAAAACGAAATTGGACGGCATAGCCGCCGGAGCGAACAACTATATCCACCCATCGGCACATCCCGCGTCGATTATCACGCAGGACGCGTCTCATCGTTTCGTAACCGATACCGAAAAATCGACGTGGAACGGTAAGGCATCAACAGCCGTAGCCACCACTTCGGTAAACGGCCTCATGGCTGCCGCCGACAAGAAAAAGTTGGACGGATTGCAGAAAACTCTGACGATTCAGTTAAACGGAGCAGGCCAGCCTGCCTATGACGGCTCGGTAGCTCGGACAATAAATATTACGCCGGAGAGTATCGGTGCACAGACTGCTGAGGGATACCCTCAGTACGGTTTGCAGTCGTCAATGATTGGCTGGAATATCGGCCGCACGGCAACGCTCTTCATACCGGGTTACGGAACGAAATCATTACCGAGCGGCGGATTAAGTATGAATATCGGCATCAATATCGGATATCCTGTTTACATATTCGAGCTGAGTTCGAATATCTCAACTACCGTGAGTAATCTGGTGATAGAGTGCTCGCATTCTACTACACCGGGTTCGGGAACAAAGGTCTTCGACTACAAGCAGAATATCAACTATTGCGGAGCTGTAATGTTCACCAAAAAAACATCCGGCGTCGTGCTGCAGATCGCAGGATTCATGTTCTACCCGACGCCGGGCAATGCGTATGTTATAAGCGTAGAATAACTGTAGACTTATTAAATATCCGGGGACAAAAAAGCCCCCGGCCTGTTAGTAGTCATCTCACCTACATACTAACAATAATGCGACAGCACCGCACAGCCGGGGGAATCCTCGTCTGCGGAGCTGTCGCTTTTTTTCGTGCATGGAAATCCTGCACGGTATGTAGGTGAGATGCCACAAAAATAACTATTAAAACCGAAACTGAAACAATGAGAACCCCCATTTCCTACTACGGCGGCAAACAGACGATGCTCAAGCACATCCTGCCGCTCATCCCCCGACATCGCATCTACACCGAGGCGTTCTGCGGCGGCGCGGCCGTCCTGTTCGCCAAACGTCCGGCCGAAGCCGAGGTCATCAACGACATCAACATGGAGCTGACCAACTTCTACTGGTGCGCGCAAGTCTACTATTCAGACCTCAAACGTGAAATCGACAAGACACTACATAGTAGAGATATACACGCACATGCCGCACATATTAACCAGTATCCGCAGTTTTTCTCTCCCGTTGAGCGTGCATGGGCTGTTTGGGCACTTTGCAAGATGTCGTTTGCATCGATGATGGGCGGAGCATTCGGATATGACTTCGGCGGGGTAATGCCCAAGAAACTACGCAATGCGAAAGATGATGTGACGGAACGACTATGCCAGCGTCTCGAACACGTAACGGTCGAGAATCGCAATGCCCTCGATGTGATCGCCTGCTACGACGCACCCGATGCGTTTCATTTCGTTGATCCGCCTTATATAAATTCTGACTGCGGACATTATGACGGCGTATTTTCCGAGCAAAACATGAAAGAATTACTCTGTCTGCTGGAAACTGTCAAAGGTAAATTCATGCTGACGATGTTTCCGTATGATATGATCGAGGATTATGCTCGCAAAAACGGCTGGATAATCCACAGGGTTGAACGAACAATCAGTGCGTCCAAGACAAGTCGAAGGAAGCAGGAAGAATGGATGATTTGCAATTACGAAGACAAGAAACAAGCGACATTATTCGACGTAAAATAGGATTTGAATAGCATTTGAAAAGCGTTTAATCGACAATGGATGATGCAAAGTACACAGGCGAAAATTCTTAGTTTTTGTACATCTGAATTTTAGACTCTGTACATTTGAATTGTGCGATTATACCCGGTTCACCGAAATATTTCGACACCCTCTATTTCGCGGGGGCGGATGAGGGAATGCCGTTCCGGTTGGTGGAGGCGGAGGTGCGTCCGGTTTTTCTGCCTCACCCGGTGCTGGGCGATACGCTCTCTTTCGCCGAGGCGGGGGCCCACGACATGAACCGCATGCAGGTGGTGAATGCCCTGCGGGAGATGTTCGGTCTCTGTTTCTACACCGACGAGCCGGGGCGGACGGTCTATGCCGAGCCGCGGGAACTCTTCTACCGCAACGACACGGTGGTGGACTGGAGTGACCGGCTCGACCTTTCGCGGCCGTGGAAGGTGAGCGAACTCGCTGCGGATGTGCCCGGTACGCTCACATGGGAGTATTGCAGCGGCGACGGGGCATCGGCTGCCTTCAATACGGCCAACGGCGGTCGGTTGGGCCGGTGGAGCGTGCAGACGGGGAATCCGTGGCGACGGTCGCAGGAGAGGGTGTACGAGAATCCGCTTTTCACCACGTCGGTCAATCTCACCGGTTTCGTCTCGTCGGCCCCGTCGGCTTCGGTAGTTGCGGCGGGAGACATGGATGCGTCGTCGGAGGGGGCGGACGACCTCAATTTTCCCGCCAAGGTGGTGCACTACTTCGGCCTTCGAGAGCTGCCCCGGGGAGAGCGGTGGGATTGGCCCGGCTTCGCAGAGTCCTATCCTTTCGCCGCATTTCATGCGCCGGAGTGTCCCTCCGGCATCATCGTGCCGGAATCGCCCTGCGGCGGGGTGTCGGATTGCGTGCTGCCGGAAGAGTCGGATGCAGGACGTACGCTTTGTTACGAAGACCGGGACGGGGCGGCGGGGCTGCACCGCTGGTGGGACGGTCTGGTGGCGGTGTACGCCGGAGGGGTGCGGCTGGAGGCCTGGGTGCGGCTTTGGCCGGACGACATCGAAGCACTTATCCGTCCGAACTACCTGATGCGGGATTTCCGGGCCCGTTTCAGACTGTATGTCGACGGTGAGTGGAGCAACTGGCGGCTGGAGGAGGTGTGCGACTACCATCCCTCCTCACCCTCGACGCGGTGCATTTTTACGAAGATAGTTTAAACGGTTGATTTTATGACAGTAAGGAAAAACAGCGCCGCTCCGGCAGGGCAGGCGCAGGGCGGGGCCTTGCCCTATGCCCGGGTAGAGGCGGCGGTATTCACGACGATGTACGGTACGCAGGAGGCCGAGTGGCCCGCGGCGGGCGGAGGCGCGGAAGAGGGAGCTGGACGCCCCGTCACGGCGGCCGAAGTGGAGGATATCGTGCGGAGGGTACTTGCGGGAACGACGCTCTATGTTCTCGAATCGGACATTACCCAGGCGCAGAACGCCGTGAAGGGTGTCGTGGAACAGACGTTTTTTTAACGGCCGGTTCTGCCTTTGTGCGGAGACGGCATAGGGAACAGATTGAAAAGCGAAGTGCGATGACATTGACGGTTTACGACAAGCAGTTGATAGGTGAGGTGGAGCGGATGTTTCCCGACCATCATGCCGGCGAGGTGGTCGAAAGGCTCATTCGCATGGGTGTAGTGGATACGGTCCGGTGTAAAATATTGGTGGTGAGGGAGTATGTGAACGAACTCGTGGGCCGCGGAACGGGCAAGGTCGATGCCATGTACATGGCTGCCGAAAAGTTCTGCTGCTCCTACGAATACGTTCGCAAGTGCATGTATTACTACAAGGAGGTCAATCTGGCCTGACGTGCGTCGGTCGGAGCGATACGGTTTAAACGGTTTTTGTGAGATGTTGTCAGATATCAGGATTAACGGCAGCGCGTCCGAGGCTGTCATAGACATAGAGGGAGTGATAGGGGTTCCGGAACAGACGCAGTTTCTGGAGCCCGGAGGGCGGGTGGCTACCTATGCCCGTTTCGCGGAGGCGCTGGCTGCCGTGGCGGCGGTACAGGCTCCGCGGGTGGTGGTGAACATCCGTTCCGCGGGTGGCGATGTGAACGATGCCCTGTTGATATTCGACGCCCTGCAGGGGCTCGGTGCCGAGGTGGTGACGCGCTGTTACGGGTATGTGGCTTCGGCGGCTACCGTCATTGCGCAGGCTGCGTCGCCCGGCTGCCGCGAAATATCGTCGAATGCGTTCTATCTCATCCACTGTTCGGAGAGTGCGGCGGAGGGGAACTCCCGGTCGCTGTCGGCGGCCAAGGAGCTGCTCGACCGGACGGACGAACGGATAGCGGACATCTATGCGTCGCGTTCGGGGCGTCCGGTTGCCGGGTTTGCGGCGCTGATGAACGAGAACGGCGGGAAGGGTCGGTGGCTGACGCCCGGCGAAACGGTGGAGGCAGGGCTCGCCGATACGGTCATTCCGTCGCCTGTGAACTGTGCGTCGGGTGAGATGCCCGACGGCTGCGGGGATATCGGAACGCTGTGCCGGCTCTTCGGCCTGACGCCTCCGCCGGATGTAACCGGCAGAGAGCGGTGCAGCGGCCTTGCAGAACGCGTTGTCCGAAGGATGGGGGCGCTGTCGAGGCTTTTCAGGCGTTTCCTGTCGGCGCAGGGGAAGAAAGCGGCGGACCCTTCTGCGGCAGGCAAAACGGATGGGGAGACGGCTGTCGCCGCCGGTCTCTCCGATGTCCCGGCCGGACCGGAAGGACGGCTGCCTTCGGATGCCGCGTTGCCTCCCTCGTGGGGAACGGGGCAGGAGGAGGCGCTTCCTACGCTTACGAAAGCGGTGGAAGACCCTGCTACGGAGGAGTACTGTCCCACGCCGAACGAGGAGGCGTATCGCCAGGATGCCATGAACATGCGGGTACGGAGCTGACGGTCCGCTGCATCGGACGGAGCGGGGTTGTGCGTCCTCCTTCCGGCGGGCGGAGGTACCGGCAGCGTACCGGATACGGAAGAGGCGGGAGCGGCCCTGCCTTGAAGAGGGCCGTATATTGCAAACTTTTAAATTCGATTGGACGACAATGAGTAAGATTGAGAATGCCAAGACCTATCTTGGCAAGGAGCTGGAGACTATCTTTTTCCGTCCCCTGTTTGCCGACGAGGGTGCGAGGGAGTTGGGTATCAAGGTGATGTACAACATGCCCGCTCCGACGAGGCTTCATTTCTGGCACCGTCCCGACGACGTGCTCCATAAATATACGAGCGCGGGGTGGAACGGTTCGGCTTCGGCGGAGCGTTACACGAAGACGATTGAGCTTCACCGCGTGAAGGCCGAGATGAGCTATTCGGCCGACGAGTATTTTTCGCTCGTGTACGACAGCCTTGCCCAGAGTGCCCTGACGCAGCTCGACGACCTGACCGGTACGGAACTCGAAGCGGCCGAAACGGCCCTTTTCCGCCAGGCCATCATGGAGAGCGTGCGTGCCACCATGTGGCTGGGCAAGACTGCGCGCGAAGAGGGGCTGAATACATTCGACGGCTTCCTGCACCGCATCCTTTCTGATGCGGAGGAGCAGGAGATACCGACAGAAATGTACGAATCGGTGTCGGCCGACAATGCGGACGAACGTCTCAGGTCGGTATGGGACAATGCTTCCGAGGAGCTGCGCAACATGCGGTCGGAGGGCCAGCTCGCCTTTTTCGTGACCACCGACGTGTACGGGGCCTACGAGGACAGCCTGGAGGCCGCCGATAACGAAGCGGCGTACCGTGTCCGGCAGGACGGGCCCGGCAGCCTCATGTTCAAAGGGATTCCGGTCATCGACATGAAGCTGGGCGGCTACCTGGCCAAATACTACGACCTCGGCGTGTCGTTCATCCTGCTGACCGACCGGCGCAATCTTGCGCTGGCGCTCAACACGGGCGATTTTCCCGGTTCGGAGGTGCGCATGTGGTATAATCCCGACCTGATGGAGAACCGACAGCGGGCGATATTCATGGCCGGATGCGACTACCTGCTGCCGGAACTCGTGTCGCTCGGCTATGCCCAGTAACCTTTCCGTACAGCGATGGGAGTTTCCGGATTCACGAGGCCGCCGGAGCGGTGCGAAGGCGGCCTTTCGGATGTGTGGCTCGCGGCGGCGGACGATATAGCCGCCTGTACCTACGACGGTGCGACGGGTACATTCGGTGCGGTGAGGTTGCGCGAAGGGGCCGCTTTCGCCCGATACGAATTTGCGGAGGATACGGCACGTTATCGGCAGTATGTTTCGGGAGATGCGCCGGCCTGCGTGGTACACGAACTTTCGTTTGCGCTCCGGCGGGCCGATGCCGGGAGCACGGTGGCGCTCGCTTCGCTGCTCGGCGCCACCGGAGGCGGATTCGTGGCGCTGGTGCGCACCGCCTGCGGCGGGACGTTTCTCGTCGGTTGGTCGCCCGGTTTCGGAGGGGAGTGTCCGTTGCGGCTCGTTTCGGCGGTGTTCGATACACAGGCCGGCTACGATGAGGACTCCGGTGCCGTGGTCGTACTGCGTTCCGAGGACACCTCTTTCTCGAAACCGTTCGTTGGTACATTGCCGGAGTAGGTACCGGGATTTCACTTAAATAATCAATTCAGATTGCAGATGGAAAAGAAGAAAGGAGAGACGGCCTATGTCCCGAAGCTCTTCACGCCGCGCAACGAGGCGCGGGATATTTTCCGGGCGGCGCCGCGTGCCGCCACCGGAGGCGGATTCTGGCGCTGGGGCAGCGACAACCTGTATCCGTATGCCCTGGCGCAGATGTTCCGCCGTTCGACCACCCATCGCCGGATAGTGAACGACAAGGCCGATTATATCGCCGGGAAGGGTTTTAGCCACGAGGAGGGGCTGCCGAGGCTCGCCGCTTTCATCCGCCGCGTAAACCGCGACGGGGAGACGCTCCGGCAGGTGCTGCGCAAACTCGCACTGGACAAGGTACTCTTCGGGAACGCTTTCGTGGAGGTGGTGACCGATGGCGGAGCATCGTTTCTGTCGCTGTTTCATCAGGACGCTTCGCGCTGCCGGCTCGCCGCCGACGGACGGCATGTGCTGCTGCATCACGATTGGTCGCAGTATGCGGCGGAGGAGGCGAAATCGCTTCCGCTGTGGCCGCTCACGGAGGAGGGAGCCGACGGGAAACTGCATGCGGTTATTCATTACAAGGAGTACGAGCCCATGTTCGGCCATTACGGCGTTCCGTCCTACATAGCGGGCATGAACGTTTCGGCCATAGCGTACAAGACCGACTGCTGGAACATCAGCCGGCTCGACAACTCTTTCCAGCTCTCCGGGGTGATGCTTCTCGACGGGGGCGTGGATAACGAACAGCAGGCGGAAGAGCTGATGCGCCGGGCCGAACGGCGGTTCGCCGGCAAACCCGGGCAGGTGATGTTCATGATAAAGGATTGCGGGGAGGGCGACGGTTCGCGTTACATTCCCATCGCCTCCTCTAACGAGGGCGACTGGAAGGAGCTGCACGAACAGGCCACCTCCGACATCGTGGTGGCCCATTCGTGGTTTCGTTCGCTGAGCGGACTCGACTATGCGTCGGGTTTCAATGCGGAGCGTATTCTGCACGAGTACGAGGTGGCACTCAATACGGTGATACTCTCGGCACAGGAGGAGCTGCTCGACCCGCTGAAGGCGATTATGGAGGAGGTGCTGCGCGAGGAGTGCGATTCGCTGGCGGTAGTGAACCGTCCGCCGACCCGGAGCAAGCCGCTCTATATGAAAGTGTGGGAGGCCCGCAAGGCGGACGGGCTCGACTACGACCCCGAGAATGAACTGGAACAGCTCTTCGTGGCCCAGATAACCAAATATGCGATGAGGAACATCGACTGATGCGCGGTGTCAGAGATACTTTTCGAGCTCCTTGAGGATGTAATACCGGTCGTAGAAGCAGCAGGAGCTGCGGCCTTCGAGGTATTGGTAGAGGGCTGCGGCGGCCGAGGCGGTTCGGCGGCGGGTGTCGTCGTCCGGTGCCCCGGCGGCGAGCAGAAAGAGTATCCGGGCGAATCGTTCGAGGTTGTCGTCGCCGAAACCGTAGCCGGCGGTCAGGGTGCCGGCTATGTCGTCGCTGCCGAGTACGGCATCGAAATCCATGCCGAGTCCCTCCCGCAGACCGGTACGTGCGGTATCGTAGGCCTCTTCCCCCTTCTCCCGTGTCGTTACGCCGAGTTTCAGCAGGATGGCTTCGAGCACTTTTCCTGTCTTTTCGATTTCCCTGAGGAGCATGTCTTCCATGGTGCCGTGTCTTTTGTCGTTGTAAAGTTATGTAAATTGTTCCGGCGGAACAACCGTTGCGGACGGTATGCACGGCGGAATTAAACGGAATGAATGTGATATGGAATTGTTGATGACCCCCGCGGAGGTTGTTGAGGCGGCTTTCGGCGGTGGGGATGTGATTGATGCGGCCATCGTTACCGAAAGCGCCGTATTGACGGCACAGCGCAGATACCTGCGGCCGGTGTTCGGCGTTTCGTTCTACGGTGCGCTGGAACAGGGAAGGTACGGTGCCTTCCTTGCGGAGTATGTACGGCCTGCGCTCGCCCTGTTCGTCAAGTACCTCGTGCTGCCCGATGCGGCTGTCCGGCTCGGCAGGCTCGGCATCGTGCGTTTCGGCGGCGAATATTTCGAGCCGACGGACGGTGCCGCACTGAAGCTTCTGCGGGAACGAGTACGTGCCGAGGCCGAGACATCGTTGACTGCCGCCGTCGAACGGCTGGAGGCGGCTCCTGCGGAGTTTCCCGAATACGACCCGCGCGAGAATATAAAACGGCGGCTCTCCGTGGCCGGGGGCGTGGTGCTCTGA